TTCAGTTTAATTGCAGCTATTGCATCTGCATGAGTCGTTGTGCTGTTTGCAGAATCGTCTGTCATTAACTCAAATTGGTTTAGTGCATCGTACTCTGTTTTTCTTGCTCTGGCGTATTCATTTGCTGTCCATTCGTTTTCCAATCGGAGCACTTCAGCATCAATCTCTTCTTTAGTTGGTTCTGTCTGCTTTTCATCAAGCCATTCTAATTCATCACCTCTCAGTACAAATTGAGCCTGTGGTCTTAATGACATAACAGCTTCACTTCTATCTATTTTATTTCCCATAACGTAATTTTATTTAAAATTTATGCTTGTATTTCTTGAGCTAACCAATGAACACCATCATAGCCATATCCTACATTATCACCTAAGGCTCCCGGAACATTACCATCCTTAGCTACAGTAATACTTCCTCCGTTAACCTTTAATTTTAATTCACAAGAAACAGTACCTGTTGAAGATATAGGAAAAATAGAATGTGCACCGAAACTCAGCCAACCATTCATAGCTGCGGTACCATGATAAATACCAGTACCCCAAGTCGCCTCTCCCACAGAAACTCCATCTATATACATATTAAAGGCCCAATGTGTAGCTGAAACTGCTTTTACACCTCCAGCCCACCACAGAGCTAACTTATTACCTGAAGTAATAGTTATATTTCTAGAAGTTGAAATTGAATGCCAACTAGCTGATGATACGGCAATGGACGTAGGTGAAGTACAACCTTGATACCAAGTATTTATCACATGCCCTGCTGGAAACGTAACTCCACTTCCTATAGTCCCTGTAACTTCACTTCCTAAAGCTCCTGTCATTCCTGTGAGACTAGCATTAGGAGTCTGAGCTAAAGTACTTGCTTCTATCGATCCTGAACCTGTTATTGTTCTTGTACTAGAGTCATTAGTTAAAGTGATTCCAACGCCATCGTCTGATATTTTAGATAGTATAAGGTTGTCACTAATTGTTATGTCACCAGTAACCGTTACACCTTCTGCTAATCGCATTGTGTGCTTGTCAATAGTCCCAGAAATGTCCATGTTTGCTGGCATATCTGTAAAACTAATATCGTTGAGAGTCACTGCGCCCTGTGCAATGTCTGCGCTTGTGATCGCTCGACTAGGTTGTGGTACTCCAATATATGCCATTATGTAATCTCCAATAGAGACATTACAACATCAACACTACCTGTAGATTTGACTTTGATCATGTCACCTGTTGCCAAAACTAACTTTTGATCGCCACCAATTACCACAATTGTTGATCCAGAGGGTAGCGGAATTGATGATCCTAGTGAGACATCAGCAGTTGTGTTGTCCATTGTAAGTGATAGTGCTATATCGACATCTACTGCACTACCTGTTACGTTGGATATTGAGAATCCAATTATTGTAGCTTGTGTTGCAGGAGATGTTGATGCAACTGCATAAGAACCTACTTGAACGTAAGCTGTCCCAACTCCTTTAGACGTTTTTCTTATAAATGTGTTTGCCATAAATTATCCTATTGTTTTTGTTAGATCAGCCAAGCGCAATTGCCATGCTGACGGCCACGCCTTCCGAAATAGCTGCCGAAGCTGCCGAAGCTGTTGCACTGTTTGAGGCTTGCCCTGCGTAAGCACCAGCCCCGTTTGCTGAAGTCTGTGCCGCACTGGCGTAAGAAGAAGCAGAGTTTGAGTGAGTTAACGAGGTGGCTGCGGAGTTACTTGAATTTGTAGCCGATGTCGCAGCATTAGTAGCTTGAGTTGTTGCAAGACCCACCTGTGTGGTGGCTAAAGCAACTTGAGCGGTGGCTAAAGTAACTTGAGCCGCTCCATTAGTTGTTGCCAATCCGGCTTGTGTGGTTGCTAAAGCTACTTGGGCTGCCCCATTAGTCGTTGCTAGAGCAGCTTGTGTGGTGGCTATCCCCGCCTGAGTAGTTGCAGTGCCAGCTTGTGTAGTTGCAGTAGCGGCTTGCGTGGTTGAAGTCCCTGCCTGAGTCGTTGCTGTACCCGCTTGAGTTGTCGCTATCCCGGCTTGCGTTGTTGATATGCCAGCCTGAGTTGTCGATATCCCTGCTTGAGTTGCGGCAGTAGCTACAGTAGTAGTAGCGTTACTTGCCTGTGTAGTTGCCACCCCTGCTTGAGTTGTAGCAGTTGTTGCGGAGGATGCGGAGGATGTCGCAGACACTCCTGCGGCATCCTTGTAAATTAAAGCACCAGCTTTTGCTGCTTCTGCTACTACAGTTGCTCCCCAGATGATTACATTGCCTGTGCCGGAAGGTGGGGCTGTTGTGAAGGTGATATTGTTGCCCCCAGTGTTAGTGACCGTGTAGGCAGTAGGTATCTGAATCGCCCCATTAACAAAGACCTGAACGTCTTTAGAAGCAGAATAAGTGTAAGTGGTTGTAAAAAGAGTCTCGGAGCCTGTGCCATTGTGCGTGTCCACAGAAGCAGAAGTAGTCTCAATCGCTGAGTTTGCTATAAGCTGCCAATATGCAACTTGGTCATTAAGGAAGGCACTGCTTGATGTGTGGGAAGCTGTGATCGTAAGATACGTTGCGGCGTTGTTCGTGACTATATCTCCAGCAACATAGTCTGTAGCTGCTGTCCAAAGTCCTTTAGGGGTGAAGCCTGATCCTGTCGCTCCAATAAAAGCTAATGCATCCTGATCGAAAGCATCCTTGTGAACTGCCGTGTTAAGTAACTTGCCATCGTCACGCTGGAGAAGTGCGATGTTCGTGTTTAAATCATCCGTGTTCTGTTTTAGTTCAGCAAATTCTACGTCTAATGCCGCTCCTGAATGTGGGTCTTTGGGGGCAACAGTAGAATGATCTGTAAACGTGGTTGACGGACTATATACTCTGGGTTGGGACATAAGGCTCCTGAATGTTAATCAAGTCATAACATATTGTAATAACAATCCTCATCTGTTACTACAGGTTATTTGAACTTTGATTTTGTGCAGATTTGTGGGGGAGGGTGATATATAGGGAACTAGCAACCGCAGGGTAGCCGGGGGGGTAGGGTCCGTCTGTCACCGTTGTTGTGTATGATTAATTATATCGTCAATCATTCATTGATAAATTTATATGTTCGATTTGTAACATTATCGTACATATAAGAATTATTCTTTAACAATATCAGCGGCTTGGTATATAACTGGTTCAGCCATTGCGGCCTTAGTATTCTCTAATGTATCAATCAACCCCGCCAACTGGTCCGGGGTCATTTCCGATAACGCCCTGTTATCATTGTCTTTTGTGCTATGTTTGCCTATCATGTTACAAACTTCTAAAACTGTTCTGCAACCTGCAATTCTAGCGGACTGCGGCGCATCTTTGTCTGTGATTATTTCTTTAAGCGTTGCGGTTGCTACATTTGCCAAGTCAGTCTGATAAATTTTTTGCCGCTCTTGCCGAATTTTAGCAACTATCCCGGGACTTTTCATCAATGTACATCCGCTTTGCGCTGGATGAGCATAACCCGCTTGTTTAGCGGCTTGAGTCTGGTTCTTACCGTTTACAATTTCGTTAATAAATATACTTGCTTGGTCACTAATTGCTACACTTGCGGATACTGGCATAAATCCCCCCATTAAATTAATAAATTGTAATAACGTGTATAACGCATTTACACGTTATGTAACGTCTAAATTCATAATATACCACATCTTTTTCTGTTTCAAGGGATAAAGTGTATAAATGTAAGGGGGGTACTGTTATTTTTTGAGAAAAAAGGGGGTACTTACATTTTATACAATTTATCTATATATTATTAATATATATCTATAATATACTAAAATCATTAAAGAAAAACACCGACATAACGTGTATTTTTTCCATACACTTTATTACACGTTACTACACGTTATCTCCCTATAAGTTACCTTTTGTCAACATATTGTATAATAAAGTTTGACAATTGCTGAAATAGCTGTATATTAGTTAACGAAACCAGCACAACGCTGCTTTCAAACCCAAACACAGGTACAACATGCAAAACAAGCAAATCATTTTCAATCACTTTAGTAAAAAATCAGCTAATAAGAAGACAGGGCCAATGCCTGTTACTACTACGGCAAAAAATAGCTGTCCTACTTCCTGCGTTTTATACCATACCAATGCAGAAACTGGAGAAAAAGGACCATGCTATGGCAACGGTTTTCACGTTGGGATGCACTGGAACAAGGTTACAAGCGGCGAGCGGGGTATAGAATGGTCCGCACTGCTAGAAAAAATTGAATCCCTCCCGCTTGGGCAAAAGTGGCGGCACAATCAAGTTGGTGATTTGCAAGGGCAGGACCAATATATTGACGGCGAAATGCTGGACCAATTAGTTAAGGCCAATAAGGGTAAGCGGGGTTTCACCTATACGCATAAGCCGCTTGATAAGTTCAAAAACTTTGCGAAAGTCAAGGCAGCGAATGACGGCGGCTTCACTATCAATGTTTCAGCAAATACACTTCCTGAAGCGGAAAAGTTCTACGCTGCAGGACTTCCCACAGTCGCTGTGGTTCCTGAAGATTACCCGGAGAAGACAATAACCCCGGCAGGTATAAAAATGGTAGTCTGTCCCGCTCAGACAGGTAAAGCAAAAGACTGCAAAAGCTGCATGCTCTGCCAGCAGCCAAAACGCAAATTAATTGTGGCATTCCGGGACCATTCACCGGGCAAGATAAAGCCTGACTTCTCTGCTTTTTATGAATATTTGAATACTAAAGCGGCTGCATAATTTAACACTAACCCGGCCCGCTCTAATGCGGGCCACATCAAAAGGTAAAAAATGGACTATTCAGGAATAAAAACTATCGGAGATTTTGGTTTTAATTATACAGTTCAACACTTAGGCATTTTGAGAGGAATTGACGGACATAAAAAAGATGCTATTTTGATTACTTTTATATTTGATCAAATGCCTGTTGATATTATCAAACAAGCACAAAAACTGTTCTTATATGAATATTCAGGCATTGACGTAAAGTTTAGAATCCCTTGGCGCAATGCAGTTGCAGCATAATTAGTCCCCAGCTTAAAGCCGCTCTGGCGGCTTTGCTGGTGGGGATTTACTCCACCAATAAGCAACCCGGTCCCGCTCAAATGGGCCACAACAAAACGGTAAACATGGATTATATAATCTTTATAATGATAGCAGCAGCGGCTTCAATCGCTGGAACAATTGCGCTGCAACTAGTTTGCAACAAACTAGACTCAATCTTACTGCGTAGAGAAACAGAGTCTCTACGCCAACAGTTTAACTTTAACGAGAAGTAATATGCGTTTTGAAATTGGCAAAATCTACAAGCAGACTTGGGTCCGGGACCGGACAGACGGCGGACTTTGGGTTAAGCCGCTGCATAAGCAGGAAAACGGAAGGTGGACCGTAATCTGTTTCGATCCAGAAATACACGCAACAAAACCACGCATCCATCAGGGCGTTGATGAAACATTATATTTCTGGGAGTTGTCAGATATAACCCCGGAACCATTAAAAGCAACGCTTTAAATCGTGCATAATGCACTAACTAGCCAGCGAGATAATATGGAGATAACAGAAACAGAGGTGCAGGACATCTGCACTGACTGTATTACCGGGGAATCGGATTCCTTACTTCTAGAAGAAGTGCGGAGGATTCAGGAGAAAGTAGCGGAGTTTGATATTCCTGACATTTTCTGCGACAAGATAATCGATTTAATAAGGGCGGAATTATCCGCCGACAACCAATAAAAGGAGAAAAGTATGAGTTTAAAACAGCAACTAAAAGAAATAGGTTTCATGATAGAAGTTGGACCAGATCAAGAAGACGAAATGTGGATTTCATTGCCACATCAAAAGAATGGTGCGGGGTCTATAAGGCTCAGAGGCAACTTTAAAACACTAGAAGAAGAAGTCGAAATTACAATTTTTAGTGATACTGGGTACGAATTATTAATGGGGGATGTAGTATCTTAATCTTTAATTTAATCTATAAACGCATCCACCGGGTGCGTTTGTGGATCAGAATTAACTGATCATGTTAGCAACAAAATGGAGAGTAATATGATGGAGAATATTAATATAAAGTTCTATCTGGAGGACAGAGGCTATGATCTTAAACAAGATGATTCTAGTCTTACAATAAAATGCGATGAATATATATCCGATAAAAGTCTAGAAAAAATATTGGATGTAATTTCTTCGGTAAACACTAGTGATGCAATCGGATTGGACAGGGTAAAAGTCACCTATTGGGAAAATTTAGAATATAGGGAGGAAGTATGAAAGCACCAAATCTTAAGTATTTAGATTCCAGCACAGTCTGGAATTATCACAGCGTAGATTTGAGTAAATTAGGATTCAATAAAAATAGTAATCTTAATAAAAGTCTAGCAGCGTTGCATTCAAACGGACACAAAGGAAAGGTAACAGTTGTGGTAACTTGTATCGGACGTAATCAGCATTCAGCATCAACGGTAGGGATTTATAAGGGCGTTACTGCTGCCGCTGGCTACTATTATCCCCGTCTTGCTGAGTATAAACTAAAAGATTTTAGAAAGGAGGAAGTATGAGTGAATATTATCAAGTGCTTTGTGCATCTTGTGGAAACTGGCAAGAGGATGAATCTGGGGAACCAGAACAATTTGGTTTCGATCAATGGAGATTCCACATTGAAAAATGCCAGCATTGTGGTGCAAAAGAAGGCGATTGTGGTCTAGGATCAATTTTAATAGAAAAAGAAGAAAAGGAGGAAGTATGAAAAAGTTAAACGCAACTAATCTGCAAGAACTTGCAGATGAATTAAATGTCATAGATCAGGAATGTGTTGACCATAATTTTGAGGATGGGTTTGATCCTCAACACCTATATGATGCAACCTCACTCCCCAATTTTGGGGGTGAGAAACCTGAAGATACCCTTGAAATATATTCTTGGGATGAGAAAAATTTCCTCCGCTATGATGATAATATCGGATGGAATATAACCACAAAGGAGGACAAATGAAAACAAAACTAATCCGAATAAACCCGGTGCTATCTCAAAAGCTGCAAAAGAAGTTAGATCGTCACCGGAAGTCAACTGGATTATTCAAAAGCGCAGCCGCCTATGTGAATGAGTTGATTGAATTGGATTTGAGAGAAAAAACCTCAAATTAGCATCCATCAGACACCCCTTCCCTTGAAGGAAGGGGTTGCCCCTTAGTGATTAGACCTTACCCCACATAGTGCCACCGCTCAACAGGCTTGTAAGTGTTTTCCGCCTTTGTCTTCACACAAACAACCAAACCTGAGTCTTGAAGGTCAGACAGTATCTCTTTTCTGTGACGTGAGTTATTTAGATAGCGAGTGTGCTGCGTTAGTCTACTCTGCGAAATGCCGCCTTTACCTGAATCCCGAATCAGTCGCTCCACTTTCTTACTCAGTCTTTCATTCTGATTGTCACTGAGATTCTGATTAATAGAAACGATAGCTTGAATAGTTAGGAACCTCACCAACTCGCAACCGTACTGAGCGTATTCCAATTCGATTTTATCTTTGCCATCTCCAACTGCCACGATCAGTGCAATCTTCTTTGCATACTCTGTGACCCGGACCCACATTGAAGAGGTGACTGTCCGGGCATCGATCAGCTTGGTGCATTCATCTTCTAAGTTTTCAAAACAGATAAACGATTCATCAGAATACCTAAGCGTAATTGGGTCTGGGTGTCCTGTTACCGGGATAATGTTCCCCCGCTTTGAACTGATAGGCGTATCCCTAAACTTCAACGCTTGGTCTATCAGACTAGCTGGAAATTTATCAAGCATAGGCGGACGGCCACGGGGAGGACGTTTATCAGCAGTTTGAAAAATAAGAAACCTATTCATTGACCCGTCCCTGATCTTGCCAGTGTTCAATCCCTCCCAGTAAGTATCTGGAGTGGAAGTAGAAAATACGGACAGGCATGGTTGATCTATAGAGAATCTTTCATCTTCTTGAGCAGCCCGGTCAAGAGGATAGTAGTATCCAGTTGAAGAGGTGAAGACTTCCATTAAGGTAGAGATTATATCCGCCTGATAACCCGTAGTAGTTGCCATCAATTGCTTCAGGTACATACCAAATTCATCGATCAGAAACAGGCAGCTAGGCCGCCAACTAATCAGCCTTTCAATTGCGGCCCGGCTTGTGACTTTCTCTGAGCCGAACATTCTCAAATCATGTTCCTGATCAAACTTTTTAATAACATCACGGGGAAATTGTTTCCCCGATCCAGTTGGACTAAGCAGCGTGATGAATAGATTCGATCTGGTATTCTCTTCGGTCCGATACTTCCTGCCTATCATAGCACCAGTAAAACAGAGTGAGGCTGCAAGGGAAATGATAGGCTGCTTAAATCTTGAATGTGAAGTCTGGAATTCTGCGAACTGACCAACGAAACCGGGAGGAGAAAAATAGCCAGAGTGGAGAGTCTCTGGCTCCAAGTTTCGTTGAATCAGAACAGGTGCAGCATCCAATACTTTATGTGTGCAAGGATCTTTAGCGTGAAAGAAAAGAGTCTGAAAAGTAATCCTCTCACCCTTCCAATCTCTGTCAAAGCTGTCCCACTTGTATCGCAATTCACTAGGGTTACACTTGGAACTTTGCTTTGACCAATCCGCAAATAGTTTGAATCCTTTCTCTCCTAGTCCGTCCTTGAGGGCCATCGCACATTCCGCCCACATTTGATAATCTTCCGGGGGGATTAGCTTTAGTGCTTCTTCTGCTCGCTCGTAGTCTTCTAGCCTGTAAGTTTCCTCAGACTTCACATCGAACAGGTCAGGAATAGTTTCTGCGATCAGCGGAATCGGAATTGAATTCTTTTTAATCCTCGCATCTGGATCCCAACTCTGAAAGAAAAGACGTGCAACATCTTTGCAGCTTGGGTCTAGTGTCAGATCGTATTTGGTTTTGAAATGTTTCTCAGCCGCATAGAAAGAATCTTTGTGTTTAGTCGCATCAGGTACTACTCTGATCCAGAGTTTAACTCCACGCCCGGAGGGACTGAGGAAGGATGCAGCAACGTGGGGGTCTTTGAACAGATCATCTCGCAGTGCTTCAACGTCCCCGGTCAGGTTGTCCAAGTCACCTTGCATCAAGCCAGTGTATTCCTGTAGCGTTTCAACTTTCCGATTAGCAGTGCGGCAGCTTATCGTGTAGCAGGGCAGGGACTTCTTTAGTAAATTGTATTTGTCTTTGTCACCTGAGTCTAGTGCCTTGCGGCAATTCTGTATGACTGATTTATGTTTGCCTTCTTTGATTTCTGTGAAGACATCTCCTATGTCCACAAAAACGGGAGTCGTATGAGCGACTCCAAAAAAATAACTGATTTTCATTTAATCTCTCCAAGATTTATTTTTTGCCTGTAAATTCTTCTTCCGTCATGGTCCCCATCGCCTGATTGCATTCCGGGCAGGACAGCTTGAGGAATTGCTCCGATTTGATCTGGTCAAACGTCAGTTCCCCTCTGGGAACTGTGTGTGCCAAGTTAAAAGGTTCATCCGCTTTCAATAATTTTCCACACCACGAACACGGAGCGGTGTAGTCTGTCTCACCCCTCGCCTTCATCCAGACCCGAATATAGACTGAGCGAGAGTATCCCCCTTTACGAGGGACACCTTCGCTGATTAACTTAATTGAACGTGCCTTCTCCTTACATGACCGCCCGCAGTATTTCTGCGTAGCCGCTTGCTTTGGTTTGTATTCCACTTTACAAATAAGGCACGTTTTGGTAACTGCTTTTGGCATCTAGAAAGGGATGTTATCCTTCGGTGTGCCTGAAGCAGAAGCTATTGCTCTGATGTTAGCTTGGTCATCATGCAAAGGACCGTAGGACTTGACGTCGTTACTGTCTTCGTA